TTTTTGCAGATGTATTTGTCGCCAAGTCTGCCATATTGCGCGGTTATGTCGCCAATCAATCGCTCGATCATCATAAATTTTTCTATGCCGTCAGTGTCCCTATGCCAGTCCATAGGCGGCAAGACTTCCAGGTGATCATGAAATTGTTCTTCTGTGATCTCGATAGCTGGATCTAAATATGTAGCTCTGAGATATTTGTCATGACGAGTCATAAACTCATCACTGCTAATGACTTCATAATCAGTGACACCTTTTGACTCCAGGTATTCAGCAACGGTAAGATTGCCATGCTTCATAGTCTGTGTCGAATAGTCATACTCAAAAGTGTAGTCTATAAATCCGTTTGTGACTGTTGAGTAGTCATTAATGTTGTTGTTTTTGATTAAAAACTCCATGACGCTCTCCAATTAATAATAAATTCCACCGTATTGACTCCATACGGGTAAAATACAGTGTGTTGATAGTGGGATGGTGACTAATACACCATCATTGTTTATAGCCTGTGTCTCGTTCCATTTTACGAAGTTTCCAAGAGTCGGTATTTTAAATGTGTTACCGATAGCTATAATTAAGAATGTTTCGCTCATGATAGCTATCCGGTTAATGGTTTGTTAATTCTGACAAGCAGGATTTGTGTCCGAAAGTACCTGATACGTGCGCAAGCCCTTCGGTGTGACGTATCGGATGATGGTAGCGTTTCATCCTGGACATAATATAAGTTGTGTCAGTGTGTTGTCCGCACACCTCACAAGGCCCATATTTATCAGATCCAGCGTTGAGTTTTTTTAGGGTAAATGCGTACATGTTAGTTGCTCCGTTTAAATTGAATGAATGTTGTCGAACTCAGGTTTAAGATGATCGAGAAAATAATCGCGCTTACTCATCTCTGAATCGATTATTGCTTTTGCTAGTACGTAGCCGTCATTGTTAAGCATCTTATCCGATACCATGCCTGATGCTAGGGCTTTAGTTAGTGCGCGTTGGCAGTCGTCATGAAAGCTCTTGCAGACTTCCGTTAGGCGTTCTTGGTGTGTTTTAGTTTGCATCGTAGTAGCCCTCATTATAAGCAATATATTCTCGATCATCATAGCCTTCGCTATCGCTACCATTCCAAAAGTATTCTATTTCAGGAGGGTCGTAGATACCTTTTTTAGCATCAGATTGACCTTTTTTGTATGCGTTAGTGTTCATTAGTGCCTCCAGGTAGTTTAGTTAAAAGCCCTTGGTTAAAGACTTTTAAATAAAGGGGGCGCTTCCTTGCGCGGGGGTGGTTAATCTTTGTCATTTACTCTTTCAATAGCTTCAACAACATCTTGTTTAGTAGGTTTTGACTTGTACACCATAGCAGCCGCCCATTGCCCATCAGGATAATCACAACGCCATTGTGTGCCACCATTGGCTTTTTGGACTATGCGATAAGACAGGTTATTTAATATAAATTCGTTCATGTTAGTGCCCATGGTTAAAGCGTTGCTCTATGTGCTAGAGTGTCGCTGATTTGATTGTTGCGAGCCAATGATTCGATGAAGTCACAAAAAGCCATACGGGTATCAGCACAGTAGCGTATGTCTTTAGAGTAGCGGCTAAAATCCAGGTTAGGGTTTTGCTCACGGAAAGCAGCGCGTATTTGTTTTTGTGTTGTGTATGTGTAGGTGGTCATTTTTAATACTCCAGTTTAAAGCCACGGTTAACATTAAGAGCGGTTACGTCTGTCGGTATTCCGCACTCAATGCCGGGAGCGTAATTACCGTCTTTGTCGCAGGGTATGCAGTCAACAATAAAAAAGTCTCCTGTATGGCAGCACAGATAATAAGCAAATCCTTTTACACGGGCATTGCCACGGGTTGCAGGGTATATGTAGCCTTGTTTTGTTTTTTTTGGTTTTGTTGATTGTTTCATGACGATCTCCGGTTAAAACTTAAATTTAAAAATGTTTGCTTGGTAGCCGATAGAGATAAGCTTGAATCCCATCAAACGAATAAAGCGCAATGCTTGAATGTTTGTGAATATCGTTTTATTTCTACGAGTGTTAGTAATCGGCATAGATACAAACAATTCACGCATTCTCGGATAGATCAAGATAACGATATTTTTGTGATCAGACTGAAAATTCGTTTCATCATACATGCCAATTGATGCTGATGGGATAAGTGATTGAATCTTACTTATCAACTCTTCGTGTTCTTGTGTTTTCATTTTAGTCTCCAGGTTGTTATTGAATAACTCTCAACATGAAAGCTATTTAATAACTCAGATTGCTCTATCGGTGTCAGTTCCGGGCAATCATCCTTTGGGCGCAGGACGGGCGAGTGGCTAGGGAATTTCGTCTTTCTTTGTATCTGGGTTCTATTATAGATATTTCACCCTATATGTACAGCACTAAATCAATTAAATTAAACTTTCTTTCTAAACTACTATATGTAGTAGCTAAAAATAAAATAATGTACACATATAGTAGGTGTGCGGTATAATCAGGAAAATTAATGTTTTTGAGGCCGCAATCAGTGCGGTGGTTTTGAGCAATTCGAGAGGGTAGATTATGGCGTATAGCTCAAAGGATTGGGAAATAGTCAGGGCATTTTATGAGCGTGGACTTTCACTTAATGAAATCATCGACAGGGAAGAGGTAAATATTACGGATAGAAGCACAATAAGCAAAAAAGCCAAGTCTGAGGGATGGGAAAGGCTCGAAAAATCAACACTGCTGGCTAAAGAAATTCTAGCAAAACAAGACCTTGCAGAAGTGCAGGAAAAAAAGTTCACATTAAATTCAACAGAACTCGATATTCATAACAATTTAGTTGTTGAAAAGATGAAAAATGTGGAATTTTTCGACAATTCACAGAAATATCTCGCTAAAGTTGCTCTTGAGATGATCAAGAATAAGAATAAAACAGGTGAGCTTGCAATGCAAGAAGTGACAGGAGCATCACGAGTGGTGCGGGATTCAAGGGAAGGTGTTGTAGGAAAGGCTCCAGAGGTTCAGATCGTGAACAACCAAGTTTCTGTTCACGCGCAAATGAGTGACCGGGATTTATTAGAAGAGGCTAGGCGGATTCAAGAACGTATGAAATTGATCGATTCCGTGTAATTTTTTGTGAAATCAGCTAAAACAGGCTTACGAGAATCGCGTATAAGCCACGAAGTCAAAGCAAGCAATACGATTGTATGGCCTAAATTATCGACGCTTAGAATTGAAATTTATATAAGTTATTGAATTAATGAGTGATATTTCACAGGAAGAATTGAAGGCAATACTAAGCTACGATGCTGACTAAAACACGATTCATCTTGACATCCACATAAAAAATTGAGCGAACTTTCCGACCTTGTAGCCAGGCAGCGAGTCATTGTTAACGAACTCGAAAAGCGCGCTTGTGAAAAAAGTTTAGCACAGTTTGTAAAATGTGCGTGGCATATTATAGAGCCAGGTACGCCGCTATTATGGAATTGGCATCTATCAACTGTGGCAGGCTATTTGGAGGCGGTGCATGATGGGCGCATAACTCGATTAATAATCAATATCCCCCCAGGATCGCTAAAGTCAATAATGCTTGCCATGTTTGGCGCATGGGAATGGACTGATCGCCCAGATGAAAGGTATCTAAGCATTGCTAATGCGCAAGATTTGTCGATTCGTGACGCACTTAGAATGAAGCTCATCGTTATGTCTGATTGGTATCAAGAGAAATGGCCTATATTTATGCAGGCAGACCAGAACGAAAAAACCTTATTTGTAAACGATAAGGGCGGGTTTAGGCAAAGTCAGGGGATTACCGCGTCCAATACCGGCAAGCGCGGATCAAGACTTCTGGTTGATGACCCGATTGATATGCGACATGTTTATTCTGATGTGATCAGGCAGGGTGTAAATGATACATGGGATCATTCGCTATCGACGCGATTAAATAATCCAACTAAATCTGCAATTATTTTAATTATGCAGCGTGGGCATTCTGAGGATTTAGCAGGGCATCTACTAAAGAAATCAAAAACAAAATGGGTGCATTTATCAATACCGATGATGTATGAAGGGGCCCCTAGTTTTGATGCAGGCAGGGATATAGGTAGGCCGGATTTAAACGACCCCCGCACAAAAAAAGGAGAGCTACTATTCCCTGGCCGATTCCCTCAAGATATTGTGGATGGATTAATGGAGGATTTAGGGGAATACGGAACAGCATCGCAACTCCAGCAACGACCAGTTCCCGCAGGTGGTGGAATCATCAAAAAACACTGGTGGCGTATATGGCCTGATGATGTAGCTATTCCCACCTGCACGCATATATTCCATTCATGGGATACAGCATTTAGCGAAAAAGACTCAAAGACATCGGCTTTCAGCGCAATGACACGTTGGGGGATATTCTTTCATGAAGCGAGAGACAGATATTGCATTATGGCCTTAGGGATGTGGTTTGACCGTGTAGGATTCGACGAGCTACGTAAAAAAGTCAAAGAGTCTGACAAGAAATATAACCCCGACATTAATCTAGTCGAAAAAAAAGCTACCGGCATTACCCTGGTACAAGAACTTAAGCGAGCATCCCCAGGTAAAGTGCGTGCATACACTCCAGGCCGAGGTGAGGATAAAATTAGCCGAGGTCATTCTGTCAGCCCTATATTTGAATCAGGCCAAGTCTACGCACCAAACAGGATGTGGGCATTGGGCGATGGTCACGAAAAGCTAGGCTTAATCGACTATGTTGCTCAATTCCCCAATGGTGCAGCGCCATGCCCTGATTTATTCGACACTGTTACACAAGCATTAATTTACATGCGTTCCGGCAACTGGAGCGGATCACATGATGATGACAAAGACGAACCCTACGAGGATAAACCTCGCACCGACGAAGATATAGAAGATAACGACCAGCCAAAGAGAACGTACTATGGATAATAATATAGATGATGTAATTAACACGATAAACAAAGTAAGGCTAGATAAGATTACTGCTGATTCAGCTTTTGGACATGGATATAGCGAGGTACATAATACTGCGCTTGATTGGGCAATATTGGCAATAAGAACAGGTAAATTACACCATCATTGCATTGGTAATAAAGACGATTACAAATATAACAATTTATACGGTAATTCCAGTAACCATTCACGCCGGGAGGCGACATGCAAGACGAAGAATTGATATTAGATGAACCACAATGGGACATTGACACCATAATCCAGGCTGTAACTAGCGCAGAAGTAGACGGTTTAACGCCTGAGCAAATACTTGACCCAAATGAGCTTGAAGCTTATAACGAATACATGGAAGGCGAGCGCAAAGAACCTATTGGGCATTATGAGAACCTTGTCGGCGCAATAGACGAGACTACACTGTCAAGAATCGCCCAAGACGCTATCAATTGGGTTAGGTGGGATGAAAACACCCGTGAAGATTGGCAGAAACGCGAATCCGAAGGTATCAGATTGCTAGGTGTATCCGATCAGAAATCAGGCGGAGCAGCATTTGATGGAGCTAGTTCTGTCGTTCATCCACTGTTAGCCGAGGCAGTTACCCAATTCCACTCAAGAGCTATGGCTGAAATGTGGCCACCGGAAGGCCCGGTAAAGGCTATTGTGCTAGGCGAACAATCAGAGGAACGTATTGCACAAGCTGAGCGAGTTCAAGACTATATGAACTATCAGTATACAGAGGATATGCCTGGTGCATTTGAGGAGGAGGATAATCTTCTATTCAGACTGCCGCTATCCGGCTCATGTTTCAAGAAAGTCTATTACGATCCTATATCACGCAAGCTATGCTCAAGACTGATCGAGCCTGCTGACTTTATTGTTCCTTTTACAGCTACAGACCTAGAAACAGCACCACGTTACACCCACCGTTTCCGGGAAATGCACAACACTGTACTAAAGAAAATAGCAGCCGGTTATTACTCAGATACCGGCAAGCTTACCAAAGCGATAAACGAAGTCTGGGACTATCCACGAGTCAAGACCGAGATTGACCACACAGAAGGCCGTCAAAGAACTAGCGTAGACGAAGATAGCACTCGCCATACTATCCTGGAAATGTATGTAGACCTTGATATTAAAGGCTTTGAGGACATTGGCGAGGATGGCAAGCCGACAGGTGTGGCTCTGCCTTATATCGTTTGGGTGAATCGTGACGACCAATCAGTATTACGGATTCAACGCAACTGGCTCCCTGACGATGAAAACAAAGTTGCTAAACTCAACGTAGCTCATTATCGCTTTATGCCGGGGCTAGGCTTTTATGGTTACGGTTTACTGCATCTGATAGGCGGCATAGCCAATGCAGCTACAGGAGGTCTTAGAGCCTTGTTAGATTCGGCTGCTTTTGCCAATATGCAGGGCGGGTATCGGACTAGGGATAGTCGAGTTAAAGGTGGTGATCTACCATTAGCTCCCGGTGAATGGCGTGAAGTTGACATATCCGCAGAGGATTTAAGCAAGGCTTTCTATCGTGTCCCCTATGAAGAACCTAGTCAAACCCTATTCAACCTTTTAGGCTACCTGGACGACCGGAGCAGTCACTTTATAGGTGGTGATGTGATGACAGGTGATGCGAATCCTAACGCACCTGTGGGGACTACACTTGCCCTTATTGAGCAGGGTGGAAAGACATTTTCATCTATCCATAGACGTTTACATGTAGCCCACCGTAATGAATTTAGGATACTCGCTAGACTCAATGAGGAATATCTGCCTATAGAGGGTTATCCGTATTACACTAAATCAGGTGATCGTCATATCATGCCATCTGATTTTGATAAGCGTGTTGACATTATCCCGGTATCAGATCCAAGTATTATTAGTAACACGCAAAGAATCGTACAAGCTCAGGCTGTTATGGATTTAGCCGAGAAGCACCCAGACAAGATAGACTTGACGGCATCATTAAAGATGATGCTTGAGGTAATGCGTGTTCCAGGTTACGAAGAGTTGTTAAAAGTCGATCCAATGATGGCGCAAAATCAGCAAAAGATGGCTGAACTTGAAATGCAAATCAAGGAGGCAGAACTACGCAAGATCAACGCCGAGATAGATTCCATTGTCGCAGGGACTGCTGAAACTAATGTTACTGCGCAATTCCAAGCGATTCAAGCAGCTCTCCAGCTTATCCTTAACCGTGCTGCCGTACAACCTGCTGACGAGCTTTTGTTAAGTGCTGGCTACAAAGACCATAACGGAAGCCCTATAGCGAGTCTACCGCAACCTGCACAGGTCGTACCTACCGGCATAGACCAGAACACTTCACCTCAGTTTCCACCGTTACCGCCTGATCCAGCACAAGCGCAACCCGATCAACTCCAACAAATAGAAGATCAACCTATGCTATCACCTCAAGCAGGTATCGAGACATCACGCATAGAGGCCCGTGCAGAAGGTGGCCCAGTCAAGCCTAATCAACCCTATCTTGTCGGTGAAGAAGGCCCAGAGATCATAATCCCGACTCAACCAGGACATGTTTTATCAAGCCAAGAATCCGTACGATACCCTACTGAACCAGTAACCACACCAACACCAACCAGTATACGAGGTCATCATGAGCGATGAAGAACTAGACGGCGTAGTCAAACTTGTTTTTGGTGGTAAACTACGTCCAATCAAGTCAGACGATCCTGTTCCTGAATATATTCCACCTCCCGAAGAAGATGACGACTGAGGCAGGTAATCGCCGCGCTACTCAACGCGAGAAAGAGGCGGCAATTCTCAAAGCGATAGAAATCCTCATTTCCTCAGTGGGGATTATCTATAACCAAGTCCTGTTAAACGTCATAGCTCGCATGTTCATAACCAAAGCAGCCGAGATATGCAACGACCGGATATTTTTCATCAAGCTATGTAATGAGATAGCCCTAGACAGAATAAAAGATGTGAATGATAAAACTGAGTAATAACGCCTAGTTTTCAGGCACCATTCACCAATACTAATCAACAACTTATCATTTGTTCACCTTATCAATGAGGGAAACATAATCCTAATTTTAAAGGTATCGATTTCGAGACCTTTAAGAAGGAGCCTAGAACAACTGTTTTTTCAGGAGTCTATAAGGATCAATAATTTACTCTATGTTCCCGAAATCAGATTCGGGGACATATTCACTCAAAGTTTCCGCCATATTTCCGCCACTTTATCGCCATATTTCCGCCATGAGTCCAAAACTCCTATTCATCCCCCGCCTAATTTACATCCTATTCGGAATATTCCGTATCATTCACCGAGTCAAAAAGCTAAAAAATCAAACAAATTAAACTTGCATATTTTGGTATAATAGTGCTGTGGCTAGGTTATCGAGACCGAAAGCGTGAACCTTACACGTTGCCACATTCCCATTAAGGTTTTAAATTAAGGATTTAAAATGTCACAAAGTCAGTTAGTTAAAAGAGAAAATAAGTCTGCTTACACGACCAGTCAAATTATTGCAGATCACTGCCCAACAGAAAGAAAGGGTATTGAGTTTAAGAGAACAAATAAGTCTATTGTTGATCTTATCAGAAAATATGAGGAGCAGTTTTTATCGCTAGGCCAGATAGATTTTGAAAGTCTATCTAATCCAGGTAAAGATACTGTGATCGCTCACTTAAATGAAGATCAAGCCACCTTCTTAATTGCACTTTTCACTAATACAAAAAAGGTTGTCTCATTCAAGTTAAAACTTGTCAAAGAATTCAGAAAAGCGATTGATGAAATAAATAGACTTTACAATGATCCTGAACGGAAGCTTGCAATTAAATCAAAACGATCAGCCCATGCGCCAATGATGGATGCTCTAAAAGAATTTAGGGATGATATTGGCAAAGAAACTCGTGAAGATAATTATATAACAGAAAATAAGTTATGTAATTTTATCGTTATTGGAAGGTTTATAGGGGTATGTGCAATAGGTGGCGAGGATGGTCTATCTAATGATCAAGTTATTATGTTAGACAAGGTTCGTAAACTTAATGAGTCTATGATATTATTGGGATTGGATTACAAGGATCGTAAATCAAAATTAGTTGCATGGGGGATGAAGTATAAAACTAAACTTATTAGCTAATAAAAATCTTCGGACTGAATTTTCCAAACAAGTAGTATAATGTACTTGTGGCTAGGGTAGCTCCTGAACATCAGATTTCATCACTGATTGCCACAAACCTTTTGATGAACTTTTAGGATGAACTAAAAAATGAACAAAGAATTCTCTATACCAGAAGTAACCAGTGACGAATCAGAAGCGACTATTCAAAAGATAACCATCGATTCATTCAGACAGTCGCGCAATTATTTACAGATCAAAGCCATTAATGATGACAAAGAAAAGATTGATCTGGCAAATAGAAAGATAGATTGTTTCTCATCAAATGTTAATTTTACATTGTTAAACAAAGCCGCAAGCTTAGTTATTAAGAATAGAGGCAGAATGTTATTTGCATTTGATGGCAATAAACCGATTACTTTGTCTAGCAAATCATGGTGCTATGACATTGACAAATACATGTCAAAAATATTAGGCTTGTCTATGGAAGGCAAAGGGTACATTTACTTGGTGTCAGATGGTGAATATACAAAGATTGGAGCAACCACATACAATCCAAAAAAAAGACTTAATGAGCTTCAAGTCGGGAATGCTAAGAAACTAACACTGATTGATAGTTATCGTGCTGAAAGACGAATTTCTACGGAAAAAATGTTACATAAAAAATATTCTTCAAAGCATATCCGTGGCGAATGGTTTTCTCTGTCAGCAATTGATATTTCAGAAATTCTAAATAATCGTATTCAGTCATCAAACAATGAAGAATACTCATTGATTAACAAAGACATTATTGACGCTATAGGTAATGCTGGTATTCTTCTTCAAAATGATTATGACGAGTATACTAATAAGATCAGGTTAAGAATACATAGAATCACCGGAAAAGGCCAAGTATGGCTTGAAAATAGATATAGAAAGTCGAATCAACTGGTAAAGGCATAACATGATAACCCACTATCTTCATAACCTACGCAATAGAGGCGCTTAAGTGAATACCTCATCAGAGACAATATAATGCTTGCTATTGTAAACGTATCACCAGAAGGCACACCAATCACCGGAATTAACAAATACGAAGTACGGATAAACAGCCGAGTGATTGCCACATTTGAACATGATAGAAAGGTAAATGGCGCAGCTCAATGTCTGCGTGATGCGGCTGACGCTGTTGATAAGTGCAGTGCAGAAGAAAAAGAAGCATTACTTTATGCGCTATTAAACATCCAATTTTAGTTAAGCTAACAACAAATTAGAGATACCAATGAATCAACCAAAAGATAAACCAACCTTCTTCGAGAAGTACGCCGTCAAGCCTGTTAAAGATAAAGTATCTGAATGGTTAGGTATTATTGACAATGACATTAAGCGATTGAATTCTATGTCACCAGACGAAATGGCAAAGGAATTAGATCAGTATAAAAGTAAAAGTATGCAATACGAACCTAAGAAACCCAAACGCAAGCCAGCGCCCACAGACAAGAATTACTTAGCTCAACAACGTGGGACTAATGGTCGATTCGGGAGCAAGAAGGCTAAAGAAGATATTATAGTTACTGAATGGCTGGAGCTTGTATCTAAACCACTTGATTCAGAAGATGCTGCTAATAATGTATCGACTAATAAAGAGGTCAAAGAGCTGCTAGAAGATAAGGAGGTCAAGCTACAGGAAATGATTGATAAGTCATTCTCAAAAGTAGCCATCCTAACAGGTAACTACGTTAAATCAATCGATCACAGTACAGAGGCAAAATACACAGCAAATGACATCCGTGAGGCGTTGATATGGGGCTTAAACAATCATGGCGGCACAATGCTACCGTCTAAAAAAGCGGCGCTGTATATGCGTGATAGGGGGATTAGTTAATGGGATACATCGTCGCTTACCTAATCTACCTATTTATAGGCATCCTGGCTATCGCTTCAACTAAAGAAGGGGTCTTGATACACCGGATAGCTCGCCTTCCCCGTCACGGCCTATTTGGAATAATAACCATCTGGCCTATTGTAGTTGGCGTGATCGTTACTAACAGGCTGATGAAATGAAGCAATGGTTTAAAGATTTTATACATAATTGCGTTGTGCATCCTTTAATGCCGTTTTTGCCATCAGAATTTGCAACATACTGGCATGATGTAAACGCAAATTGGGCATTTGGATTAAATAGATATGATGAAATTAAGTTAGAAAAAGGCAGCAAAAACGTAAGCTAATAATCTACCAAGGCTATCTTAAATAGTAAGCAATAGAGTATATGGAAAAATTAACTGAATACGAAAGACTAAGAAGGCTTTCAGAAATAGCTAAATTAGCTCATAAGTTTGGTTCAATTGAGCGTGAATTTACAACTAAATCAGATGAAAGCAAGCTGAAAAGTCTTAATGTTGAGTTTAAGAAAAAACAAGATAACAGATAACAACAATTCTCATCTCTGTTCACTATTTTGCTCTGTTCATTTTTTGTGAACATGATGAAATTGTGAACAAATTACCCTATGTATACATCATATCCTGAACATTCCGCGCAAAGAGCAGGCCCGTCACCAATGGGCGAAGGGCAAATAAGCTCATAATCAACTTTTTTACCACATTCCATGCAAGTATGTTCGTCAATGTAGTTATCAATATGTCGCTCAATCCGCCGATTCATTAATTCAATTGAATCTGGTATGTACATTAATCACCTTGTAAAATGTATAATTATTAGTTTAAATCGACTATTCATTCCCGCGTTTCAAACGCGAGTATTGATTGATTCAAATACATCTTCGTTATATAAGAAACTGCTGATAACATTTCTCGATCATACTCAATAACGCTTATATCAATGGCTTCCATAAGCTGCCTGATACAAAACTCATCATGATTTAATCGTGACACTATCTCGCTTGGTGTCATAGGCTGACCATCCATCAAGATAACCGGCACATCTGACATAATGCCTTCGGTGTATCTCATTCACGACTCTCTAGTAAACCAACCGCATTCTTCAAGCAATCCAGACAAATAATTTCAGGAGTAGAATCATAATTAAATTCACCGAACTGC